TGGTGGACTATATTTAATCACTGCTGAGGAACTTCCAGACGCAAGAGAGATACCTTTTCAGAATATCCGTATAAATAGATAAAAAAAGAGCTAATAATGTTACCTGCAGGACAAACAGACGAATTGGGTGCACCCAAAAGTACTGCAACGTCAAATAATAAATCTATAAAAGAATATGAGTCACTGATTACTGCTAAGGCAAAGCCAGCAGCACCAGAGAAATTGCCTACAGGTTTGAGGTATCCATATAGCACCGTAGATAATACTCAAGATTTTCTAAAGTTTACTATTTTTAAATATAAACGAGCAGGTGTTGTAACAAGAGATAGTAATTCATTAAAAGCAGATTTACTAGGTAATATTATTCTACCAATACCCGCACAACTACAAGATAGTAACAGTGCTAACTGGGGTCAAGGTAATATGAATTTTTTGCAAGCAGGTGGTGTTGATGCAGCTGGTAATTTGATGGGTGGAAATACAGAAGGAGCTGGTAATTCAATAAAAAATCTGGTTGAGAATCTTAAAGATAGTCCTTTAGTTAAAAATTATTTTGCAGCACAGGCTGTTAATGCTGTTGGAGGTAATATTAGTGTTGATGATCTAACAGCAAGAGGTTCAGGCCAAGTAATAAATCCAAATATGGAATTGTTATTTAAAGGGCCAACTCTTAGAACTTTCAGTTTCACTTTTAAATTCACACCAAGATTTCAAAAAGAAGCAGAGACTGTAAGAACTATAATTAAAGCATTTAAGAGAAATATGGCTCCAGAAGGTTCTGGTGCTGCTATGATAAAAACACCAAAAGTTTTTGAAATTCAATATCTTGGAAAAGCACAAGATTATTTGAATAGAATTAAATTATGTGCATTACAATCTTGTAATGTTAATTTTACTGCAGATGGAACTTGGGCAACATATAATGATGGTTCACCAGTTGCTATGAGTATGGCTTTAACTTTTAAAGAACTTACCCCAGTTTACAATGAAGATTATGGAGCATACGGTGATAGTTCAGATGGAGTTGGATTCTAATGGGATATTTTAGAGAGTTACCAGATGTAGCATATCAGAATTTTTTATCTGATAGTCTTTCATCTCAAAGTTACGTTGTAGTTAAAAACCTTTTTAGAAGAAACAAAATACGTGATGATTTAGAGGGTGTATTTACTGTCTTTGATAAGTATGAAATTCGAGAGGGTGCTAGACCTGATACTATTGCAGAAGAATTGTATGGTGATGATAAATTCGACTGGGTTGTTTTATTAACTGCAGGAATTTTAAATGTTAGAGATGATTGGCCTCTAACCAATCAAGAATTATTTAATTTCTGTACAGATAAGTATGGTGCAAATATAAATGCTGTTCGTCACTATGAGACAAAGGAAATTGTAGATGGGGATGGGAGAATGATTCTTCCTGAAGGTCAAAGAGTTGATGGTAATTTTTCAGTTACTTATTATTATAATAATCAATATATTACACCACTTTCTGTAGATACGATCACAGGAGTTACTAATTTTGAATATGAACTAAAGAAGAATATTGATAAGAGTTCTATAAATATTCTCAAAAAACGTTATCTTAATCAATTTGTTAATGATATGAGAGATATAATGATAATTCAAAAATCTTCTCAACGATTAGGTGATAAATTAAGTAAGACAGAAAATACTAGAATTACAACAGCATAAAAAAAGGGGTCGTGAGACCCCTTTCTTATTGTTTATTCTGATGCGAGTTTCGCAAAGTATGATAGTGTATCATCCTCCGCTTCTTCATCAGGAACTCCAACACTTACTGGTGTGGGAGTTGCTTTAACTGCGTCAGCAACAACTTGTTCTGCCTTGTTTAGGCCTTCACTTAAGTCTTCTAATTCATCATCAAATGCAGGACGTGCAGAAGTCTTGTTACCTAATACGTAACCTAGACGTTTCTTCAAATCTTCATATGATTTGAACTGGTCAGCACCTACAAATTCTTGAAGTGATGCTTGCTTCTTCCACAACCCTTCCATTGCTTCATCATCGTCTAATAATGGACTTTGAGCAGCGAACTCGGAAGAATCATAGTTTCTGTAACCTGCAACGTTTTTAGCCTTCAACTTGAAGTTAGCACCTTGCCAGAAATCAAATGGATCAATTGCTTCTTCATCTTCGAACTCAGGTTGCATTGCTGCAGTGAGTTTATCAAAGATTTTCTTACCATATTTGTATAAGAAAGTCTTACCTTCATTCTCAGGATTAGCAGGATCCTTCACAACATAGATGTTACTAATGTAAGTGAGTTTACGTTTCTGCTTACGTGCAGTATCTTTACCTGCGTCTGTACCATTGTTCCAGAGTTGGGTATTGTACTCAGAAACAGGATCTTTTTGACCAAGAGTAGTCAAACTATTTTCGATATACCAACCGCCAGGCCCTTGAAAGGCATGAGAGTATAGTTTTACGAATGGAAGATCTTCACCATTTGGTGCAGGTAGAAATCTAATAACAGCATAACCGTTACCTGATTTATCTACGTCTAATTTCCACATACGGTCATCGCCTGATGCACCGTTGTTATTCATTTTCTCAACTTCTTTAACTAACTTTGCAGTCAGTGAACCAAGTTTAGATTGTTTTTTTAAGTCTGCGAAAGACATTTGGATACCTCGGATTAATTGGATTAATTGGATGTTTGTATTATACCATACATTGACTTAATTGTCAAGATGGTCTTTCATTTGTTGAATGGTCTTAGCCATTCCATTAAAAAGTGTGATCATATCAGTACCTTCTGGGAAACCCAATACGGTAAGTGATTTCTCTAAATTCTTTTTCATATCATCTGCTTCTGGATCATCAGACAAGGATAATCTTGTGTACATGACCTTTTGCTTTTCAAGTAAAGAACTTAATTTTTCAACGTGTTCCAGTTTTTCGTCATGAGGCATTATGTTAAAATTCATGAGTGAACCATAAACATCTTGTTGAAGTTCGTTGATAACTTTTAGTTCTTCACGAACCATTTCTGATTGGAAAAATTCACTCATTGATAATATCTCTTAATACGTTTTTATAATGGAATACATTAATATTTATAAAAGGAATGTACTTTTTTATCTTTAAACTGACGGATTCCCACACAGGATCTTTTAGTTTCTTATCAAAGTTTTTTGCGAAAGAAAAGACCTTTTCCAGTATTGTAAGCGTTTCTAGCGAGATCTCTCCACCCAGATATCTTTTTAGGACTAATGGGTGTCCCTTCGAGCAATCGAATACTTCTTCTAAGTTGTTTTCGCAAACCAATTTCTCTGTTTGTTCTTTGAATAAGTAAGTCAAACTCTGTTTGCGTCTTTTCCAGTCTGCGTATGTTCTTTCTCCAGAATTTATAATTTCTCCAATCCATAAGTTTTGTGGGTTATCGGTTGTTACAAAGTTTGCTAATAAAAAGTTTACGATTTCTTCGTCAGAGTATTTTCTGGATGTCTTTTCAAACCAGTATTTGTCTTTCCTTTTGTTAAAGGCAGACATTGTAGCCCTTGACTTACCACCATATTTTATAAAGTCATACTTGGGGTTAGTAAAATGACTTTTCATAGAGAGATAAGTTTGATAGGTTTCAAATGGAGTCACTTTCATTTAATCTCAATTTCTATTCCATTGAACATTCTAAAATTTCCTATTTTACCAGAAGGAAAGGCATTAATGACTAGAGTGTATCTATCACCAAAATCTTTACTTGGTCTTACTTCATGCTCTAAGGCAGAAGGAAATAAAACTAAAGTACCTGCTTTTGCACGTACTTTATGGGTAAGATCACGAGACTCTGCAAGATGTCTAACAGTCATCAATGGAGGATTCTCCTGTTCCCATATACTATTATGATATAGTGTAGTTCCTGTAGGTGAATTTGTCAAATAAAAAACACCACTGATATAAGAGTTGGTGTGATAATGCTTATATTGGTGTGTATTATATGTGGTAGTAACACCCCAAGACTGAGTAATTTGTAGACGTTCACATTGCAAATTCTTTATTAATCTTACTTCATCTAAACACTCATGAATCCAATCCATGATATCTGCATATTCAGGCCTAAGATTAAGACGAGCATCTTCAGTCATTCCAGAAACTTCATAACCCTCAGCATTTCCCTGTTGAATTAATTCTTCTTTTTTAAGTAATTCTAATGCTGTTTCTGTGATCCTTGGATCTGCTTCAAACTGATATATGGTCTGAGGCAATACTTCAATCTGTTTCATCCTTTTCCATATCCAATTCTGTAATAGCATCTACAGGAACTTCTGCCTTTCCTATACGATACCAATGTTCAAGTTCTCCTGATTTCCAACTCTTGCGTTCTCCAATATATTCAAGGTCAGGGAAACTATGTTCCCTAAGCATTGCTTGAAGACGATAATGTGTTAATTCAGATTTAGTAGGCATTATAAAGGCAATTTTGCTCTTGATGTCTTTTTCATAAAATTGAGTTCCTGTGCATCCCACTTCAATTTCTCTTTGAGTGGTTTAGAAACTAACTTTGTTACTGATTCTATCTCAAGTCCATTGATTTCGCAATAGTAACATATTGCATCAATATAATTCATATCTTCTTTAGATACTATTGACTCAATTTCCATTGCAAATTTAGCAGGAGTAAGAAACTTCTTCTCCATTACTTGCTCAAGTTCTTTATTCGGTTCCATAGATTTCCAATTTATCTCCAACAAACTTTCTAATATATTTGTCGAGAAGTTTGATGTACTTTGCTTTGTTGTACTCTTCATAAACTACACATTCTCCATTTTCACAAGCCATAATAATGACTAATTTTTTAATTGATATATTTTTCAATTCATACAACATACAACCGTATGCCATCGCTTGGACAAAATAATGTTCTATCCATTTTTTAGGCTTTGGTTTTTTAGACGTTTTAAAATCTATTATTGATAACTCTCCATCATATTCTGCAATACAATCAACAGTTCCAGCGATACCAAGTTGCTTACTATATAGGGCACCCTCAAGAGAGTAAATATTATCTATTTTGTTAAGTTCCCCCTTTGAGATTTTAAATAAAAAATCAGACATAGGAGGAACCTCTGGAAGTACTTCATCATTACTTAAATAATGTTCCGTAAGAGTGTGCATACCAGTTCCACGGGTTGTGGCCGCTTTCGTGATACGATCTGCCTCTTCATTACCTACCTTCTTTCTCCAATTAACAAAGATGTCTTTATTAAAGTGGCTAGTGACGGAAGTAATTGAAACAAGTTTAAGTAACTCTTCTTCGTCTGGTACTGAGTAATAACGAACTCCATCAATAGTCTCCCTAGTAAGTTT